ATCCACTACGATAGCACATCAACACGCATCAAAGCATCGATTACGTCGCCGCCCATTACTGGGGGTTTATACCTGTGATTTTTGCTACGGTTCCTGACCTTGCCGTTCACCACCTCCGTCCACCCGTCGCAATAATCGACGCAGCTTTGGGAGACGCGTGAGTACACGTCGACAAGGTCCTCGTAAGATATCCCGTAGACTTCTTGCAAGAAATCACTATACTCGGCGATTGAGATCACCGGTGCTTTTTCAACTATTGTGTTGACATTGTCCACTCCTCCCATCTCGGCTAACTTGACGGCCCTGACGTCGAAGAACGGTTTATCAGAAAGTCTTTCTGCTGTTTCGCGTAGTAGCTCCCGTATGCCGGGTACGTGCCGATGCTCATAATATGCCGAGTAAAACTTACCCGACATGTATGCTCTGTCATCAACATTAGTATTCTTGTTTGCTCTAATGTTGATTTTTGCAAGCACGCGCCCGTGTTGCGGGACTGGATAACATCCAATGGAAGTAACCGGATAGCGCTTCCGGTAGAAGGTGGCATGCGTGCGAGTTTTTGGGACAACCTCAGCTTTCATACCGCTGAGGACTGTAACTTGTTCAATACAAGTCTTTAACTTCTCGCAATCACCTTCAACGTACCCCAAATAGTCATCCCCTCCATGGACATTCACGCTCTTGACGATTGATGCTCGCTCCAGGGCTGACTGCATCAAACACATACTCACGTAAGAATTCCCAGTTGTGGTGGTCGTTTCCCCAGACCACCTCTGTCCCTCGACAGTGGCCATGACCCCGTAACGAGTCCAGACCCTAACTGACGTATTCTTCGCGAACTCGCGAACGAACCATTTTGGTGCTCCCAATTTCAGATAGAGCATCGCTTCATACTTGCGAAACTCTCCCGATTGACTCCCATCATTGTTCTTCATGTCACTTTCGATGGCCTCACCAGGTGAATTCATAAAAATGTCTCCGAGTTCCTCACCCGACGCACCACAAGCGTATATGACTACGTTTCCGGTGTTGAGCGGGTTGCTCCTCGAGAACACTGTTTTCATGCGGTTGTTGAGTTCCATAACAACCGGGCCCGTCAACGCGTTGTACATATCTGATCCTTGATATACAACCCTGGGCTCTGCCTGATGCTCCTTCAAAAGAACCTCTTGCTTCGCGAACACATGTTTTGAATCCATGTCACTGTTTAGCTGGTGGCTGTTAAGAGCCTCCAGAAGCCTCCCTGATTTTCCAGGCGCGCATTTGACAAGATACTGTTCAAACAGTTCCTGAGTGAATGAGATGGTCTCCATTGGTTTGAACTTGGACATGATAACCTCATGCCCAGCCTTGAACACCTCAATATCTTCGAGAGATGGTTTGTAATCACATCTCTTCTTCATTGCGTGCATGGTCGCTGCGGCTGTATTACTTGGGACAGTGACCGGAACATTGGCCATTATGGCCCCTTTCGCAACACCGACTGCATCGGTGTCGTCATCTTTGAATCGGGTCACATTGACTCGTGCCTTTATGTTCTCGAATTTTACCTCGTGGTTATAAGTGGTATGGGCATTTTTCTCTAGCCCTTCGTCCACCACCCCTTGGCGTTTGTCTTTTGCGAATTCT